CATGTACTGCTTACCGGTACTGGCCTGGTAAATCTCCGGCTTCCCTCGCTCACCGACCTGATAAAGACCTCCTGCATTCACCGGGCCGCCATTGTAACGCATACCGGTTAAAGCAAGGCCCTGTGCCAGGCCTACCGTTGAAGCAATTCCTGTCATGGCAGGGACTGAGTTTGCCCCAAATGAAGCGAGACTCGCCATGGCGGCGGCAGGAGCCCAAGCTGTAGCCAAGATTGCAGCCTGAGATGCTCCAGCAGCAGTAGCCGCTGCGCCCAATGTCTGCCCTATAATGAAGTTTTTGAGGGCCTCAACTCCAACCTGGACTAGCGCATTTACCACGCTGTTCAGCATCGTATTCCCGAGCGAACGCATAGCATCCTGCGCTGACATCGTTCCGGTGATCAGCCCGGTTAACGCATTGGATGCATTGCCTGAAAACGCATCTACTGCACTTGTCAGCATGCTGTACCCCAGACTCTGCTGGCTAAGAAGCTCCCATTGTGCAGCGGTTCTTTGCTGCTCATACTGCGTATCGGCAGCATTTTTAAGGGCTAATGCATTCTGGTGAGCTAATAACCCCTGCTGCTCGAACTGTTGGATAAGGGCCAGTTGCTGTGCATGCTGATTAGCTAATTGCTGCACTGGATCAACCTGTGCAACTGCCTCTTGCTGTGGCGTCACCGCCTGCTGCGCGCGGATTTTTGCGAGGTTTGCCTGGTGAGTTGCCTCCAGTCTCTCAGATGTCTGATTGAACTGCTCCTGACTGATTTTCTTAGCAGCCAGAGCGGTATTCAGATCCTGAACATCCTGCTTATAGCTTGCGTTTTCACGCGCTTCTGGCAGGAGCTTCTCGGCTGCGGCCTGTGCTTTGAGCGCATTGGCCGTATCCCATTTTGCCGCCGCGTACTGACCCGCCAGCGCGAGCTGTTCTTTTGTGGCTCCTTTTCCGAGAGACTGCTGCGCATTCAGAATCGCCTGCTCGCGACTCAGCTTATTTGTTGAGTCAGCGGCAAGCTCCGATTGCTGCTTGAGATTAGCCAGCTTCTGAGCGATAGACTCCGCCTGAGACGCTCCTTTCTTCTGTTCGGATTTGAGGGCCTTCTGCGCCTCTGTATTTTTGTAAGTGGCAGCAGCATCATCTTCCATCTGCTTAGCGTGCGGATCATCCTTAGCAAACCCGGCATCTTCGGCGGCGTATTGCGCCTGCAGTCGGGCGCGAGCCTCCCCCTGGAGCTTCGATAGTGCCAGGTTGCGCTCGGACTGCTGGATAAGGTTTTTCTGTCCTGCAGTGAGGTTATCTGTCGACTCTTTAAGCCTGTCCACTCTATAAGCAGCATCAGCAGCAACACCGGCTAACTGAATTATTGGCCCAAGTAGTTCAGTTATTGCTTTTTGGCCGTCCTTTGTCGAAGACGTCATGCCCTGCAATTTAGTTGCCAGATCTTGAAGAGCCTGAGGTGATGGATTCTTGCTTAAATCCGAGAGCTCCTTAGCAAGATCAAACGCTGCCTGGTCGCTAATTCCAAGCTTGGAGGCCAGCGCCCCGACGGTGTTTGTGATAGTAGAGCCGGTGGCATTCCATTCCATTCCTGCGGCGCTTATCTGCTTAAGAGCCTGGGCGTAATCGTTGGTAGTGATATTGAGGCTACCAAGCCGATCATTAAAGCCCTCTACTGAAGCATAACCACCAGACAATGCAGAAAGAGCTTTGTCGCCAAATGAGATGAAAGAATCAGTAGCATCACTGATAGATTTCGGGATTTTGGCAATTGCCTGGTTATATTCAAGCATCGCCTGATTGCGCATTAAAGTAGCAACTTCAGCATTTGTCTTTGCCAGGTATGCGTATTTGTCTGAGAGAGCGGCCACGCCATTTTGGGAAATGGTGATCACCTTATCCATCGCTTCGGCTGCATCTTTCAGCGCGTCCATGGCGTTCTTTCCGCCATTAAGCGATGTGATCAGCACGCCAGCGATGACAGAGCTCAGCGCGATCACTGCGCCAACTACCGCGCCGCCTGGACCAAACGCGCCAGCGAGCTGCGAGCCCTGCTGTGCGAATGCTACCAATGCTGACTGACCGCCCTGGACTTGTACGATAAAGTCCTGCACCTGGTAACCGGCCTGCTGCATGCTGGACTTCCAGCCTTTATTGCTGCCCATCGAAGTATCAGCAGCACCTTTCATGTCGAAGAGCCGCCCGGTCAACTCGCCGATCTTCTGCTTCTCTTCGTCTGTCGCTTTCGACCCGGCGCGGAGCTGTGCAGCAAGAACAGCCGCACTGCGCGCGCCGTTCTCCTGCGCTTCATCCAGCACAGCCAGCTGGTTACCCAGCGCCTCGATGATTGATTCCGCGCGATTAAACTCACTGTTAGCGCCGCCGGTCCCGCTGCGGGCCTCTTCCATAGCGCGGGCGATGCCGCTCACGTTGGTATTCAGCTTGCGCAGCTGGTTATCCATCGAGTTGGCATACCCGGCCAGTTCAGTAAACGCGGACCCGGTTTGGGATGCGCTCTGATCGAGGTTATCCATTCCCTTTCCGGACTGCTGGGCTGCAGCATCCAGTTTATCCAGAGCATCAATGGCCTGTTTCCCGCCCTGCAGCAGCGG